CCAAATGCGGCAATACTAATTTATCTTACTTTTACGGCAGCAACCAAGCGTATTGCGTCAACTGCCGCGAATATTTTTCTATCCCTGATCTGCCTAAAATTGAGCATCAGAGATAAATCAAATTCCGACGCTCGTGAATCCGAGCCGCGCTACAGCGTGAAGTAGCTAGAGTCACGGGGACTCGATACCATGCCCGACGTTAGCTGTGACGAATAACACAGTTGATGCAGCGGATCATCTAAAGGCCGCCGAGCTTGTATGGGCTGAGGTTAAAAAAAGTTAGGAGAAGGCGCTACGCAAGACAATCACTCTCAATCCTTTTTTAAACAAATACACCGAGCCGTGAACGGGTGGAAACCGGAAGGACGGCATTTTTAAAGGAGCAAATATGAATACTGAACAAAAATTAAAAAATCTATTGGTTTTAAAAAATGAGATCGATAAGGAAATCGCTGATCTTATGCTTAAACAAAAAGAAAAGTGGCAACCGAAAGGCGGTGACTTTTCCATTGTAAATGGACGAGTTGCAGAAGGGATAACAAACGATGCCGCTACCAGCTTTGGTATGGCTTTTGAAACTAGACAAGATGCGGAAAAAGCTGCTAAAGCATATCGAAAATACCACCGGCTTTACAAGCTGGCAGAAGAATTAAACCCTGACGGCTGGGAGCCTAATTGGGGCGATCCGAATCAGCCAAAGTATATAATCCGCTTCAATAAAAACTACACCGATGCAAAAAACGATGTTTGGTACGAAAGTGAAATAGCGGGTGCGGTTTTTTTCGCTTCAATCACCGCCGCAAACAAAGCAATTGAGATATTAATGGATCAAGAATAAAGAAAATGCTTAACTACGTCACAATAAAAAAATTTTCTGAACTGTCCGGCTATACTGAAAAAGCCGTCCGTGAAAAAATCAGAAAAAAAATATGGCCTGAAGGCACTATCTGTCACCAAGCCCCGGACGGACGAATTTTAATCAGTCTGACGGAGTATGAACGATGGGTAGAGACGGGAGAGGCGTCAAGCCGGCATCAGAAAGCACAATTGAAATCACATTCACCTACCAGGGCCAGCGCTGCCGCGAGCGGATTAAATTGCAGCCCACCGCCGCTAATCTAATCAAAGCTGAACGACATCGAGCCGCAATACTCGACGCAATCGACAAAGGCACTTTCGATTATGCAGTCACGTTCCCGAACAGCAAAAACCGGCAAAAGTTCGACAATACCGGATTCACAGTTCAAAAGTATTTAGACACTTGGCTTAACGACAAACAAGCGCAAGTTAAAGCCAGCACTTATAACGATTATAAAAAAACCGTAAAAATGATTAATGCAGAGTTGGGCGATCACTTGCTATCCGAACTGAAGCGCGTGCATGTGTACGAGTGGGTTAAAACTCTAGATTGCAGTAACAAGCGCTTATCGAATCTGATCAGCCCGTTACGCTGCGCATTAGATGACGCCGTTCAACACGGGATTTTAGAACACAACGTTTTAACCGGCTGGAAATACAAACGCAACGAACCGCCTAAGCAAACTGACATCCACCCGTTTACCGCCGACGAACAAAAACGCATCTTAAACGCGACATCCGGCCCGGCTAAAAATCTAATTCAATTCGCGTTCTGGACAGGACTTCGCACATCAGAACTCGTAGCACTGGAATGGCAAGACATCGATTTTGAAAAAGGCGTGATCCACGTCCAGCGGGCAAAAACCCAATACGCTAACCAGCCCGAAACGACAAAAACCAAATCCGGCACGCGGGAAGTCAAAATCTTACCCCCGGCACTTGACGCATTGAACGCACAAAGATCACACACGGCTTTAAAATGCGCCCAGGTATTTATCAACCCGATCACCGATAAACCATTTGACGGAGATCAGGCAATCAGAAAAAGCATTTGGAAACCGGCATTAAAAAAAGCCAACGTGACTTATCGACGCCCGTACCAAACCCGGCACACTTATGCCAGCATGATGTTATCAGCCGGTGAGCCGTTGGCGTGGGTATCGAAACAACTTGGACACAGCAACGTACTCATGACAGCGCAAGTTTACGCGACGTACATACCCGACTCACAACCGGATGCAGGAAATCGAGCGGTGGAACTATTTAAATAATGTTGTCATTAAAGTTGTCATTCAGGAGCAATTTAAAGCAAATAAATGGCATTGAATGACAACAAAAACCGCTTAAACCTTTATAAATTGGTCGGGGCGGCGGGATTTGAACTTGCGTCTGTGTTTTTTTAATGCGTTTATTTTCAACAACATAAAGAAAGTCAGGCTAAAAAGCTGGCTTTTTTGTTGTCATTGTTGCTTATTAAACGTCACTAAATAACCTGTTTGTGTCCGGTTTTTTTGTAAAAAATTGACACAAACCGCAAATCTGGGTTAATCTGTTTTCAGGGCTTCGAATCCCTAAAAGCGGAATCCGCACCATCTTTTTGCGGTTTTTTTATGCCTGCCAGTTTTTACCATTTTACCGACCTCGGTAAAATGGTCATCAAGTGGTGGTAAAAACCCTGGCACTTATGGCTGTAAAGAAATAATCACTTATTCAGGAATGCTGAATAACTCAATCTTTACAGATCACCAAACCACCAACTCCACTTCTGCAACCGTCGTTGCTGAGTCTATTTGCTGAAACAGGCTTTGCTTTTTTTGAAACAAAGTTTGGTAAACTGCTCCGACATCAGTAATGACGGTTTCAGCATCAGGAATAGACAAATTGTGGCCTATATTGTTCACATCATAAAATTCTACGCTATTTAATGTCATCATTTCAGCCATGCGTTTGGCCCCGTCTAATTTTAAGGCTGAATCATAGCCCCCGTTCCATTGGATAGTTAAACTTTCAACAGGTTGTAATTCATCTGTTGTAAATGCTTGTTTGATTTCTTCCCGTTTTTCGCTTTTTGCAACACTTAAATCTTCAGCAAGTTCTTCTGCCGTTTTATCACGAATGATCCAATCGGTTTCCCATCTTTGTAATTGCTCGTTATAAATACAGCCTTGTTGCGTTGCTATCTGAGTAGCAGGGTCATAACTTGCAGAAGTATAAACCACAGGAAATACACCCCATTCTGCTAATGTCACGTTAGAAGGGTTTTTGGGAAAACTGGTTTGTGGATTATCTTTTCTCAAATCACCGATTGAATATGGAAATTTCTCAACGATTTGATTGTTAATTTTTGCGTACATAGTTATCCTTATGCTGGTTTAATTACAACAACACCACCTGCGGCGTCGATATTACCTAAATCTCCAAAATACATCCAACCAGTATCTCCTGATCCTGTACTTTTGTATGCAACCATAACAGTAGCGGATGACGTTGTGGATAATATTTCAGTTAACCCCGTTGCTGCGCTAAATGCAATGGTAGAACTATCTTGCCCAGACAACACAACAGCAACGGAATTGGACGCGCTAGACGTTGCACTACCCATCTCCATAAAATCGGTTTGCGTTGTTGTTGCTGTGAATGAGTCGTAAGATGCACCTCTAAACGTGACAATAGCGGCCCGCACATCTTTTGGTGCTGCTGGCGTAAATATGTAAGTAGCAGGCTCTGATGCTCCAGCAACTTTGTATGATATAGCTACTGACGGACTTGAGTTCTGGTCTAATAACTCAGTCCAACCTGAAGGTTGTGTCCAGGTTGTTACGTTATCGTTAACTGCCATAACCGCAATCATAATATCGCCTTCAGTAGTGCCTGTTGGCTTAGCTACTTCAGCATTAGTATCACCGTTGCTTTGGTATGCACTAGCCGATGCGACAAGATATGGCTCGTTGGTGCGATTATCATTAACAATCTGTATCAATGTTGCTATGACGTTCGTACTACCAGCTAATACTAAATCCCTATTCCCTGTTGATCCAATACCTCTGTTTATTTCATCATAAATAACAACAAAATTCTGAGAATTATTATTATTTTCTCGCTCAGTCATTCCTGAGGGTGGAGTATCTATAGTTTGTGGAGAATCCATACTATATGCTGCAATAAGTACGCCCGTTCGATCTGGAGATATACTAGATGCAGGTATAGTTGTGCTGGTAACAAAAGAATTAGACGATGCGTTTATTTTTGTAGCGTTACGATACGTTAATAGAGATGCACTTACTCTATCTCCCGTGTTACTACTGGCAAACGTATATGTGCTTGGCTCAGAAGCTCCAGCTATTTTATAAAAGATTTGACTGGACTGAGAGTTATCTATATAACCACCGCAGTGGATAAATCCTGAAGGGATTGACGTAAAATATGCCCCCGATGCTGCGAACACATAAGCTATAATCATGTCACCTTCTGCTGTCCCTGCAGGTTTACTCGCTACAGGAGTACCATTAGTAGAATAATTATAAGATGATGCAATAAATTCAGGTATCGTGCTAGTGTTACTAGACCTTACTGTTTTATTAAATAACATTAAGCGTCCCCTACTCTAGCACCATATATAGTAGTTCCCACTTTCCACAAACTGATTGCCGTTTCTCCCGTTGTATTTAGAGTCGGGGCAGAACCTCCATCGGTTTTCCATGTGACAGAAAGAGAAGTCCATGTGATAGTATAATCTGTTCCGTCATCAATCATTAATATGATGGATTGTCCGGCGTTCCATGTTCCTGCTGTTGGGGTAGATGAAGCGGTTAACGTCCACGTTTGAATAGAACCGTTCGCGGGGGATAATGCGGGAGTAGTTCCAGAAACGGCATAAATTTCTTCAGTATAACCGTCATTTAAGACTGCTCCGGATAAGGTTTTATTTGTAAAACTGGTTGTACTGTCTGCGGTCACATTGGTGCTGACCACTTCCCAATTGGTACTATCCGCGCTAGGATCAGTAGTTCCTGCTCCGGCAATCTTACGACGATAGGATTGGTAATCTATAGGACTAATAACTGCATCGTATAAAGCATACGTTGTTCCACTAACCCATACTGTTGCTGTAGATGCTGCTGTTGCTATTGATGCTGCGGCACTCGCTGTGTCTGCATAACCGCTTGCTGCTGTAGCATAACCATTGGCGGCACTTGCACTACTAGATGCGGCACTTGCATTATTTGACGCAGATGTCGCATCCGCATCGACCGCTGTTTCTAAAGCATTAGCTTCAGACACAAACAACGGTAAATCTGTTGCAAAAAAGTCATCAACATCCGTTTTAAAAGTTGCTGATGTCCTATCTAGCGTGGGTAAAGGTGTCATTGGCATTAGATTAATCCCTCTATTTCAAGTGAACAATAATACATCGAAAAATAAGCGACATCGATTGAAAAGTCGTTATAAAATCCGTAGGAAACCAGCGGTGTAAACCCTGTTAATTCTGTTCCGATCCATACACAAGGCGTTGCTCTTAGATCAGCCAAAACGCGATACATTCGGTTAAAATCAATAGGCGACATTTCAATTTTAAAGTCGTTTCTTTTTGCATACGATCTTTCTAAAATAATCGTATTGCCGAATACATCTGTGTCTTTGCGGCTATAGTCTTTGATTCCGGCAGTAGCTCCCCACTGGGTTTCGCCTAAATTATAAAGTTTTCCAAATTTACACACGCCACAACTGACCGTACCACTGCCTGTCAGTGAAAGGGTTAATTCACCGTTATAATAGTTTGCGGGTAAATCGGTGACGACAATATCTGTGAGTTGAATATAATCCTCAAAAAACCAATCGTACCAGCTTGTGATGATCGTTCCGTCCAAGTCTATGGTTTTGCTATAAACCGTTGTGCCGCCTACTGCGTCTTTTAAAGTAATATCGACTTGTGATCCGGTTAACTCTAATAAGCCGATCCCTTCTACTGTGCCAGGCGTAAAAACGACGGTTAAGGGGGATGTAACTGATGTCGCTGTTCCGACTACATCATCAAACATAGCCCAACGATTTGTAGGGGCAATATCCAACCATTTGGGCGTTGTTCCGGTTAAGTTATCTTCAGGCGTGTTGTTTAAGTTAGAATCGACTAAACTTTCGTAAATGCGATGTGTGGACGTTCTAATCACCCGATCGCCTGTGTTGTAAGTTGTTGCAGAACTCCATGCGCTATAGTCATTTTCCGCTACAGTACTGCTTGATAAGTTAGAATCGGTAACTAAAGTGGGTTTTATTAATTTCACGTTCTAACCTCCGGCATACCGTCTATATCAAATTTATCTAAGGTTTTTGCAGTTTTGCGAGTATTCGCTGCAATTGCTGATTGTCCCGCTCTGACATCTTCTCTTAATGCTTGCACCTCTGCTACCAGTTCGTCTAAATTCAACAAAGATTGACTTTGTGAATTGCTGAAAATATGACTTGGTGCGGTATATTCGAGTTCTGGCCCGTTTTCACCGACAATACGCCAACCTCCGGTATGGGTTCCTCCTTCGGCAAAGCCTGGTAATACTTTCGATGCAAAAGACGCGATATTGCTTACTTCTTGATTGGTTGTCGCTTGATTCAATTTAGCCATTAGGACATTTTTCATCAAACTGGAACTGTCTGAAGGCGTTAACAAGTTTGTGATCGGTGTGGTCGGGGTAGTCGTCGTTGTTGAACTACCTCCGCTATTAAACGACAACCCTGCGATAACACTTTCCAGATTGGCGATAGCTTCTGGGATGGTCATTATGGCGATAGTTACTCCGTTGATCGCATCGATTTGTTCTTGGTATTTTTCTAAAATAGCGTCTAGTCTTTCTATCTCGGCAGTATAGGTTTCCTCTAAAACTTTTAATTGATCTTTTGCTAAATCTAATTGAGTTTCTTGCTCAGATAAAGAATCATCTGTTAAGGTTTTTAAATCATTAATCGAGATTGCTGTTTTATAAAAATCGCGTTGATAATCAACAAAATTACCAAATAGTTCCTCAGACGGTTCACGAATGACATTTAATGCTTTTTCTAAATCGTCTAATAAGGGTAAAGGCCCGCCTGCTCTAGCAATGGCAACCGCTGATACAATTTCTGCTTGGGCTTGCTGTCTGCGAAGTAATTGATCTCCGCCTACCGGAAATAACGACTCTAAAGTCGATTTTAACGATTCTGATAAACTTTTCAGGTTATTGACTGATTCGGATAATTTATCAATAGACGCTTGAATGCGTTCTGAATTGGTTTCGTATTCAACTCGCAGGCGTTCTTTTTCAGTGGTCACTGCTTTTTGTAAAACTTTAAAAGCATCGTTTAACGCTGTTGATCTGGCATCAGCCAAATCCTGTTCCGCTTTAGCGGCATCTTCCGCAGCCCAAATTGCTAATTGTGTTGCGTGTAATTGTTCATCCATTGTTGCAAGTTGATCTTGCCTTTGCATATTAAGAGCTTCTTCTTCTTTACCCGTGACTTCGAGTAAGCGAATATCTAACAAATGTTGATCTCTAGCCACTTCTAATGCGTGTAACATATCAAACAACGGACGATTGACTTCATATAATGCGTTGCGTTGTTTTTCCAGCTTTTCGGTATAAGACAGGGTTAATTCATCGATTTGATCTTGTAAACGAATACGTTCTTGTTCGATGGCGTTGAGTTCATCTAAACGATCGTTTAATTCGTCCGTTGTATCGACGGTGTTTTCTGCAATATCATTTAAACGCCAGATTTCCTGTTGGGTTTTGATGATATTCGTGTAAGAATCTTTAATATCTTTGATACCCGTATCCACTGAAAATCCACTGATGCCGGATTCGGCTAAAAAGCCCGCTGTGGTTTCTGCGTTTAACCCGAACGCTTTTCCGACAACATACGGGTCAATACTGGCCTCTTGAGCAGCTTTGTAGATCTCTTGAATGGTGGATAGATTGTTATCCGCCACATATTGACGGATC